CCGACTCAGGCGCCGGCAAGCCAAAGGAGTAGCGATGCCCACGGTTCTCTATCTGTCCGAGCGCGAGACGGTCGACCTGTTCAAGGTCACCGCGCTCGAAGCCCACACCGGCAGCGTCGTCGCGAAGTCCGCGGACGGCGACCCGATCGATCTTTTCCCCGGCGACCGGCTGATCGACCCGCAGACCCCGCTCGCCGTCACCGGCCCCGGCCGGATCAAATACTGGGTGGAGGGCGAACCGTACGAGCCCGCGGAGGCCCCGCGGGGTGACGCCGGCGGCTCGGGCGGCTCCTACGAGGCGCGCACCGAGGATGAGCTGTACGAGCTCGCCAAGGAGCGCAAGATCAAGGGCCGCTCCAAGATGAGCAAGGAGCAGTTGATCGACGCGCTGCGGGTGGCCGAGTGATCTACCTCGCGATCGCCGTCCTCGTCCTGGTCCTCTTCGTCTGCTACCGGGATCTCCTCTGGGAAGGACGGGTCAGCAAGATCGAACTCGAGCGGGCCGCAGAACGGGAGGCGGCGAGGGCCGAGCGCCGCGAGCTCTACCAGCGCATCCAGGCGCCGGAGGCGGCGACTGCCGAGCATGTCCGGGCCAGTCGCCCCGACCGTCGGCGTGCGCGCCCGATAGCGGCCGACGACGACGCCGCCTACAAGGCGAGGACCGAGGCCGAGGATGGCTGATGCAAAGACGGAGCCGAGAGGCCGCGAGTCCGTCCCCACCGACGTCGAAGAGCGCCTGAAGCGCGGACGCGAGGGCCTGCGGGAAGTGCAGGCGCGGCGCCTGTTGGCGATCGAATTCGCCAACGGCAACCACTTCTCGGAGCTGAACGACGACCAGACCAAAGTCGTCAACCTCTCGACCACTGCCGTCGCGCAGGGCGGCGAAAAGCCGGACCATCGCGTACGGCGCTCCAACGAGATCGTGGCCCCGATGCTCAAGCGCAAGATCTCGGCGGCGACGCAGCGTGAGCCCGAATGGGAATCGACCAACGCGACGCCCGACCCCGAAGACTATGCGGCGTCCCGGCTGGCCCTGCGGATCGCGCGCGCGGGCTATCCGCTCTGGGGCTTCCCGGCCGCCGAGCCGAAGGCGTTGTGGTGGGCGATGGTCACCGAGGAAGCATTCGGGCGGGCCGTGTGGAACGCGAACGTCGGCCCCTACGAGGACGTCTCGCAGCATCCGGAAGCCGAATTCGAAGACCCCGAGACGGGCGAGCGCCCCTACGCCGGCCAGCCGGACCCGGGGAACCCTGTGTGGCGCGGCCGGGGCGAGATAGAGATAAGCGTCTACTCCGGCCTCGAGGTCTTCTGGGAGCCGGGCGTCGACTTCGAGAAGTCGCGCTGGTACGCGGTCGAGCACGCCCGCGCGATCGAGGAGATCGAAGACGAACCCGGCTTCATCAAGATCCCCGGCGAGAAGCTGCGGGCCGACGCGAAGACGACCGGCGAAGGCCGTAGCACGACCCGCCAGAAGAAGGGCTCCAAGCTGGGGATCGTCACCGAATGCTTCGAGCGGCCCTGTCAGAGGTACCCGAAGGGGCGCTGGGGCACCTACGCGGACGGCCGCAAGATCTTCCCCGACGAGGACTACCCGATGGAAGACGCGCAGGGCAACGTCGTCGACACGCCGTGCCTGCGGCGCCTCTACTACGACGTGGACGCCTCGTCCGACCGGGCGAAGGGCCTCGTGCAACAGGCGATCGACGTCGTGCGTAGCCACGACCTGGCGATCAACAAGCAGAGCGAGTACACCCAGATCGGCCTCAACGCCCAGGTCATAGCGCCGGAGGGCGTGTTGAGCACCGACCCGACCGACGAGCCAGGGCTGGTAATCGAGTACGACCGGACCCTGGCCGGCGGCGAACGGCCGGAATGGCGCGAAAACGTCCCGTTCCCCAACGAGCTCTTCCAGATGGAAGAACGGGCGAAGGCGCGGTTCTCGGCGATCACCTTCGACGAAGACGTGCCGCCGCAGCTCGAATCGGGGAAGGCGATCGGGCAGGCGACCGAACTCAGCCGCTCGGCCTGGCAGCGCTTCATCGACGACTTCGACCGCTGGCGCTCGGAGCTGATGTCCGACTGCCTCGTGATCGCCCAACGCAAATACGGCGCCGACCGGGATCTCAAATTCCAGGGGACGACCGGCTGGGAACCTGTCGGCGACTTCCAGGGCGCCGACATCCGCAACCAAACGGACGTTCGGGTGCGCGTCAGCGCGACGCAGATGCTCACGCGCCCGCAGATCGAACAGCGGATCTTGCAGCTCGCCAATACCTTCCCGAACGTCTTCCCGCCGGAGGTCGTGATCGAGGCGATCAACTCGGCGACGCCCGAAAAACTCATCCAGGGCTACGAAGAGGACGTCGGGCGCGCCCACCGCGTGGTCGAGCAGCTTCGCAACGGCACCTTCTGGGACCAGCCGGATCGACCGGCGCTCCCCGGCGAGGAAGCGCTGAAAGTCGACTTGCGCGGGAACCCGATGGTCCCCGGCTGGCTGCCGCGACCCTTCGACTCGCTGCCGATCCTCAAACGTGCGATCGAGGAATGGATGAAGACCGACGACTGGGACCGATCGGACCTCCAGATCAAGGAAGCGAGCCTCTTCTACTACCAGAAGCTGCTCGACCTCGAATCCCAGCAGGCACAGCGCGAAGCCGAACAGCAGAACGCGCTCGCCGAAGAACAGGGGATGCAGAATGCGGCGAAAGAACAGACGCCGAAGCCGACGCCTTCCCAGCCCGGCGAAGAAGCCGGCGAAGCGCCGCCGCCGCGGCAGTAATCCCCCCACCGACCTTTCCTCGGACAAGCGCCCCCGGGCGCCCCGAACCCAAACTGCGGACAAGCGCCTCGGCGCCCCGCGTGAACAAAGGAGTCACATGCACGACGGAGCCCCTGCTCAGCAGGACAAGCCCGACACCCTCCCGATGCTGGACGAGGTTCTGAGCCTCGCCCCCGCACTCGAAGCAGGCTGGGCGGCAGAAAGCGCCGCCATCCCACCCGGCACCCTCCGTAACGAGGGCGAGCCGGAGGCCGGTGACGAGCCCGGAGGAGACACCACCGCTCTCGGCCCCGACGAGGGAGAACCGGGCGGTTCGGAAGAAGCGGAGTCGTTCTACGACTTCGACCCCTCACAGGTTCCCGACGACGCGGATCGCGACTGGCTTGGCAACAAGTACAGCGAGATGCGCTCGGCCTTCACCAAGAAGGCACAGGAATTTGGCGAGGGACGGCGCGCAGCCGAAGAGTCGCAGGCCCTCATCGAAGGTCTGCGTGACCCCGAAACCATGCCCCACTACCTGCGGCTTCTCGGAGTCGACCTGTCGAATCCCCAGCACCTGCAGTCGCTCGGGATCAACGTGCAGGCCGCCGACGACGATCTGGCCGCTCTGCTGGACGACGAAGAGCCCGACCCGACTGAGCGGGTCGAACAGCTCGAGGCGTTGATCGCCCAGGAACGCGAAGAAGGCGAAGCGGCTGCGGAACTGCAGGCGCTCGACGACCTCGCCGACCAGGAACTCGAGGGGATCGAGCAGCAGTGGGGCCGCAAACTCACCGACGTCGAGGACGAGATTCTTCGCCAGCGTGCGGAGAACAATCCCGGCCCGGATGGGTTGCCCGACTACGCCTCCGCGGCGAATGTGCTCAAAGGCGCTCTGAACCAGGGCGTCGAGCACGAGCTGAAACGGCGGCGGGAAGGTGGCGGAAGGGGAGCACCGGGCGGTAGGCCCGGCGGCAAAGCGCTGGATCCGAATAAAGACGAGGACCGTCTTGCCCTCGGCGCCGCAGCGGCCGAAAGGGCGATGGCCTCCCAGCAATAAGGAGTCCCTTTCAATGCAGAATGCAACGGCCTTCCTGGCCGCGATGAAAGAGACGTGGTTGAGTGATTCGATCGAGAATTCGGTCTTCGTCGGAAGCCCGCTGCTCGACCAGTTCACGAAACTCACGCCTACGGGCGAACACGGTGACAAAGTTCTCGTCGCCGTCCGCACCGGCCTGTCCGGTGGCTTCTCGGCGGTGCCCCGAGACGGTTCGTCCGAACTGAACGAAGGCACCAACGTCGCGACCAAGCAGGCGGAATATCACTATTCCCACAACTGGTTCGACGTGATCATCGAGTCCGCGGTGATCGACGAATCCGCGACGTCCGCGCTGGCGGTCGCCAAAGCTGTCGAGACGGAGCGCGAAGGCGCGGTCGACGGCATCAAGCGCCAGCTCCAGCGAGGTCTGTTCTCGGACGGTTCGGGGATCATCTGCTCGCTGGAAGACAGCGAAGGTGCGAAAAACACCTTCACCGTCGACAGCGACGGGAAAGGCGCCCTGAAGCGCGGGCACCTGTACCCGGGCCTGAAGGTCGACATCGGCACCAAAGCGGCCGAGGACTCGCTTGGCGACAAGCGCGAAATCACGGCCGTCTCGGTGAAGAACGGGACGATCACGATCTCGGGGACCGCGATCGACAGCGAAGAAGACGGCAAATTCTTCGTGTCGATCGCCAACGCCCGCGACGGGGAAGAATCCTTCGAGATCGACGGGTTGCTGGCGATGCTCAGCGACACGGTGACCTACGGAGGTATCGACCCGGACGAAGTCCCGACGTGGGCCGCCTCCGTCGAAGACGAAGAACAGGACGTCTCGACGTCCCTCGTCTACGGGCTGGAAGAGGAGATCTTCCAGACCTCGGGCGAGGAAGCCGACTGGTGCATCTCGTCCGCGAGGCAGGTCACCGTCCTCAGCGAAGCGTTGCAGGCGCAGGTTCGCTTCAACGGCGGTGAGAGCTACAACACCGGAAAACGGAAAGGGCTCACCACCCCGAACGGCGTGGAGATCGATCGCCAGTTCGACTGCCCGGACCGGTGCCTGTTCATGCTGCGTAAACGGGATCTCGGTTCCGTCCGCAGCAAACAGGGCCCGCAGTGGGCCTCGCCGGAGATGATCCGCCATCAGGAGGGGACGACCCGGTTCCGGGGCGACCTCGTGTGGCGGCTCAACACGGCGCTGCTCCGTCGCAACACCCACGCGGTCGCGACGAAACTGAAATAGGAAGACGGGCCGCTCCCTCCGGGGGGCGGCCTTCTTTCTGCGTTGCCACAGATCCTTCAAATCGTCAGCCCGACGAAAGGAGCCCGATCATGGGCGTAGTAGTCGCAAGAACCAAGAAGGCCCGCGTCCCGGGGGCGGAACGCCGCACCGTCACCGATGTCACCTTCGACAACTCTTACGCCGAAGGCGGCGAGCCGCTGACCGCCGAGCAACTCGGCCTCAACAGCGTCGATGTCGCAGTGTGCAGCCTGATCCACGGTTCGGAATCGACCGAACTGCTCGCAGGTGCTGCCTGGTACTCCGGCGGAAAGCTGCACCTGCTCGATGTCAAGACCGGCAAAGAGGTCGCCTCGACCAAAGACATGTCGAAGGTCGTCGTCCAGGTCGTCGCGTTCGGTCACTAGACGATGCCGACCACCCCGGCGGGGCTGCTCGTCCCGGTCAGCCATGAGGAGCGGATGCGGGCGATCGACGCCCGACGCGAGAAGATGGAGGCGACCGACAGCTCGGCCGGGCAGCCGCTCGAGCGCGAGCTGCGCACGCTCGACGACCGCCTGCGCGTCGTCCTCGTCGACCCGCGCGCCGGGGAGCTGCACCCACGGGAGCGCGGCCCGGGGCTGATCCCGGGGCGCTGGCACATCAAGCTCCTGACGCGCCCGCTCAACGCCTACTTCCCTCTCTGTGGTCCCGATTGGGTCTACGCCGAGCCCGGGCTGTTCTGGGTCGAGCGGTTCAAAGCGCGTGACCTCTGGCGCCGTGGCGCGCTGGAGGAGATCCGCCGCGGCGAAGAGGCTGAGGAGAAGCGGCGCGCACGACAGGAACAGCTCGAAGCCGAACAGCGGCGCGATGAAACGGCGCTCGCCTACCGAGCGGCGAAGCGCGTCCGCGGCGACGGTGGCGAGCACCGACGCACCGACCGACGCAACGCCCGTCACGTCCCTTACGCCGGAGGCGTCAGCTTCCCGGCGACGACCGACTCCGGCCTCCTGATCCCGCGCAAGGCCGCGTAATGAACCTCGAAGAACTCCGAAAAGAGGTCATCGCGCTGGGCGCCGAAAGCGTCGCGACCGAAGACGGTGGCGAAGACCGGATCAACCGCTGGCTGAACCAGGCCCACCGCTGGCTCTGCGACTTCAAACCGTGGCCCTTCCTCTTCGCCGAACAGGAAGGCACGGCGCCGCTGACGATCGCCGAGCTCGGCCACGTGGTCGCCGTGTCCGACGTGACCAATCGAAACCCGCTCGAACCTGTCACGGTCAACCAACTCCTTCTCGGCGACCCGAACCTCGACGGCGTGGGCAGCGCCGAATACTGGTACACGGAGGACGGGAAAACGATCAAGGTCTACCCGGCGAGCGGCGCCACCTTCAACGTGCGCTACCGCAAGGTGCCGGTCGTGCTCGCCGACGCGGACGAACCGCTGATCCCGGAGGACTACCAAGAGCTCATCATCACCCGCGCCCGGGTTGAGGTCTACAAGGCGACCGACAACTTCGAGGCGGCGGCGGAAATCCTCAAGGACTACGAACGCGGGCGCGGCGAAATGGTCCATGCGCTGATGAAGCCGAACTACGACAAGGAGCGGCGGATCACGCGCACGGGTCGCCGCGGCGACTACCTGTGATGGCGTCCGCGAAGCCTCCCACCCCGGCCGCCTTCGGGCCGTTCGGTGGCCTCGCACTCAGTCGTGCGCCCGACGAAGTCGGGGGCGAGAACGCGATCGACCTCCTCGACGTCGACTGGGACACGCGCGGCGTGCTCGGCTCGAGGATGGGCACCGCGGCGCTGTTCGACGAACTCGAACACAACTACGACGTGCTCTTCGGCGCCGCAGTGCTCTTCGGGCCGCTCGGCGAGGAGTTCGCCCTCCTCGCGCGCCGCGGCGAAACGCTGGTCGCGCTCGATGAAGAAGGGGCCGAGACGGACACCCTCGCGGTCAGCACCGGGCGCCTGAACTTCGCGCAGATGGGCGGCAACACGCTCACGCCGGTCACCTACATCGCCAACCAGAACGAACAGGTGCGGGGATTCGCCCACGGGGAATTCGCCTCACCGACCGCGACGGTCGACGGTGCAGAAGGCAAAGACATGCCTCGCGCGCACTTCATCGTCAACTGGCAGGACGGCGCCAATCGCCTGGTCGTCGCCAACACCACCCTCACGGGCGGACCCGCGGGCGGCTCGGGCTCGCCCTCACACGTCTTCTTCTCCGACCCCGGGCAGCCGACGAGCTTCGCGTCGACGAGCTTCGTGCAGCTCAACCCCGGGGACGGCCAGCAGATCATCGGCGCGGCCGTCTGGGGGCGCCAGGTGTACATCTTCAAGGAAACGTACGTCTTCGTCTTCTATGGCATCTCGGCCGACGAAGAAGGGCTGCCGATCTTCAACTTCAGGACCGTCGACCTGGGGACGCGGGCGCTCGCCCAGCGCGGGTCCGGCTCGCCCAACGTGGTCGCCGGGCGCGACGGGGTCTACTTCGTCGCCCGCGACGGAATCTGGGTGACGACCGGCGGCCGTCCGTCCCTGGTCACGGACATGCTCGACTTCGGTGGCGACCGCCGCAACCCGCAGTCCGAACTCGGCGGCGCGGCGTACCCCACCTGGGAACAGGCCAAGGGGCTCGCCTACCTCGACGACTGCCTCTACGTCGGGTTCGGGGAAGAACCCGGTGAGGGTGCGATCCCGGTGAAGCGCATCCTGAAAGTCGACCTGATCACTGGGCGCGTCACCTACTGGAAGACGAACCTTTCGGGCTTCACCGTCTGGGCCTCGACCTGGGAAGGGGAACCGCGC